GTTTAACAGAATAATTAGAAAACTAGAATGATAGTGGATTTCAATAAACATACATGGGTACATCAAGGAAATATAAACAAAGTAAATAAACTAATTATGGATGTAGAAGAATTTCAAAGAATAAGAATAGAGGCTATGGAAAAGAAAATTAAAGACCTAGAGTTAACCATAGACCTAGACAGAGAAAGATACAGAGGTATCATAACTGAGTTAGAGGTAGAACTAGATAAATTTAAAGAAGATGAATAACCAAGTAAACACAATTGATGTAGACCAAATATGGAGATATGGTGGGAACAAAGATGCGTGTAGTGATTATAAGTTATACGCTAAAGTAGATAGAAAATACATATCTCCTATAATTAATAACATGGGTGATGTAGCTTTAGATTTGAAAAATAAAAAGCTATTTACTTCACACATTGCTAGTAATAAAAATAAAATATATAACATATTAGACGCAGTAGATAGATCTTTTAACAATAGTGATCTTGAAGAATTACTAGAAAAAGAGTTATCTTTAATAGAATTTATCTATAAAGTCTATGCAATACGAAAAAGAAATGCTGGAGAACTTGCTTAAAGAGTCAGGAATTGAATGCAAACTAGACAACCGAATAAGACCTAACAAGCACCCAAACATGAAGCGTTTAGAGGTGGCTTTAAAAAATCATGGGGTAAACTATATGTACTTTCATCAGACAGATAGTCTAGCAATAACCCAAGTAGATATAGGAGAGCATAACGCTTTATGCCACACCCTTATGATGCCATCAGAGGATGGGATAAGTGTTCTAATGGTAGTAAACAATGATATTGATTTAGAATTAGTTATGGAGGGTATAAGTCAAAGCCTAGACAGAATAATGCCTGAAGATATATCTTATAATATTTTAGGAATAATATAGTATATATGTAAAATAATTTACTATATTTGCATCAGAAGTTAATTAAATTTAAAAACCAAAAACTATGGAAAAGTCAGAAACAATTGGCAAGTTAACCCTTGCCTTGTCTAAAGTGCAGGCTCAATTAAGACCTGCAAAAGAAAACTCAAAAAACCCTTTCTTCAAGTCAAGCTATGCCGATCTTGGATCAGTGTGGGACTCTGTTCGTAAACTACTAGCAGATAATGAGTTAGCTATCATCCAAATGCCTACTGATGTAGGTGGTGTAACAACAATACTATCACATTCTAGTGGAGAGTATTTAGCTTCAACCTGCTATATACCAGCAAAGGAAGATGCTCATGGTGTAGGATCTGCTATATCTTACGCTAGAAGATACGCATTAGCCTCTTTTGTAGGTGTAGTTACGGGAGATGATGATGATGGTAATATGGCAGTGAAAGGTTCTGGTCCAAAATCGACTACAACCTCAAAGTCTAAACCTAAGCTAACAGATTCTCAATATAAGAGTATGATGAAGGCTATTGAAGATGGTAAAGGTAGTGTGGTAGAACAAAAGATGGCTGGGTATACTATGACTAAAACTCAACAAGATAATCTTAATAAAGTACTTAAAATATCTAAAACTTTAGTGTAATGAGTTTAGATAAGTTTATAAAAAAACTGGTTGATGACTCCTTTTATTACTCTGACTACGAGTTTGTAACGAACTCGCAGTTAGGGTTAATAAAGAAGGATGTTAGAACTTACAAGATGATGAGGGATAATCCTGAACTCAACAAGGAAACTATGCCTATGATCTTTGGTAGAGCATATCATGTAGCTATGTTAGAGCCTAACGACTTTAACAATAAAGTCCTAGTGTTTAATTCAGCTACAAGGACTACTAAAGGGTATAAGGAGTTTAAGGAGAATAACCCTAACGCACCTACAATAATCTTACAGAAAGAATACGATAAGATTATGTATATGCAGGATGTATTGTTTAGTCACTCTGAAGTTAAAGATCTTCTTCAGTCGGAAGGAGAAAGGGAGATAGCTAACGCTTGGAAAGATGAGGATACTAATGTATTCTGTAAGGGTAAGGCTGATTATAGAAATGGCACAACTCTTATAGACTTAAAGACTACATCGGATGGTAGTTTCTATGGTTTCTCTAACTCTTGTAAGAAGTATGGATATGACAGACAATCAGCATTCTACATGGATGGTTTTGGTTGTGATGAGTTTGTATTTATAACTCAAGAAAAAGAGAGACCTTATAATGTTTCTATATTTTATGCTGGAGATGAGTTTGTAGAGAGGGGTAGACAAGAGTATAAGTATCTACTAGACGTTTACAGAAGATTCTTTATAGACAACGAGGAGATCGTTGAACAACATTTAATAATGGAAACGCTATGACACTAAAAGAAAAATTAAAAGAAAATAAAATATACAAGCCTTGGCTTGCAGAAAGATTAGGGTTAAGCCGACCTACCCTAGACAAGTACTTAGATAAACCTGATGAGTTTAAGGTTAAACACCTCAGAAGGATTGCTAAGTATATAGAAACAACAGAAAGGAAGGCACTAGTTAATTATTTTATAAAAGCTGAAAGCTATGAGTAACAAAACAACTGACAAAATCTACGTAGGAAACGGAGTAGAGAAATTTGATGGAGACTTAGTACAATTCTCTTTGAACTTAACTAAGTTAAAACAAGAAGCTGGAGATTATATCTTCGATGGTAAAACGGGTGATAAATTTATAACCTTAAAGGTTGTAAAAAAACGTAATGGTGCCGATGAGTATGGTAAAACCCACTACGTTGAGGTAGACACTTGGAAACCTGAAGCTAAGAAAGAAAAGACAGCTGACGATTTACCATTTTAATATTGGAGGGGAGCAATCCCCTCCTTTTTTAAACAACCAAAAAAAACTATGAAGTACAGAGTATCAGATACAGACATTATTAATATAGACAAGGTAGAGTTTATTGAGGTCGATGGTCGTTCTATTAATTTCCATACTTCAACAAACATTCACCAATCTATATATAATAACGAGATTGAATCTAATTGTGTTTTTAATAATATTGTTAACCACTTTAACACTGTAGATCTAAGGCTTACTGGAGATGCTAAACCTAAGACCGAAAAGCAAAGAAAAGAAAAAGCATTTGAAATGTTTTGGAATCTATACGATAAAAAGATAGACAGGCCTAACGCTAGAACAACATTTATGAACTTGACACTTACCGAAATGGGTGAAGCTATAAAAGGAGTTAAGGCTTACGTTGATTCAACACCAGATAAAAAATATAGAAAAAATCCTAGAACTTGGTTAAATGCTAAAGGATGGGAAAACGAAATACAGACAGATAAAAATAAAACTAACCGATACGTTAAACCTAAATACATTTCAGATGAAAGATAATATGGATATGGAGATGAGACTTATCGGTAAGATTATGTCTAATCCACGAGACTATTACGATTGTCATAGCCTTATATCTGATGAGATATTTACTGATCCTTTAAATAGAAAGATATATAAGGTGGTATCAGATAAGTTAGATAAAGGAGATAAGGCTGATATGATAATCATATCCTCTGCTATCAAGGATCCTCTTGTAGACCTCAGGGTAGCTGAGTGTATGAACTCAGATCATTACGCCTACATAACAAAGAACATGGTCTTATACTTATCTCAAGAGGATAAGAAGATAAGGCTTAAGAAATTAGCAGAACTAACTACGAAGAAGATAGATAATGGTGATGACCTATTTGAAGTTATAGACTTTGTAGATGAGCAAATGAAAGCTATTTCTGAGATTAGGGGTAGTGATATACCTGATATTAAAAAACAATTAAAGGTATTACATGATGACATAAGAAAGAGAATGGATTCTGATAACATGGTAGGTCTACCTACTGGTTTTCAGTCAGTAGATAAGTTTACTGGTGGATGGCAAGAGACTGACTTTATTGTTATTGGTGGTGCTTCATCTATGGGTAAGACATCACTTGGTTTAGCCTTTTGTTATAACTGTGCTAAGTCAGGAATACCTGCCGCAGTATTCTCTTACGAGATGGGGGATACTCAACTACTACAAAGGTTAGTGTCTTTAGAGAGTGAGGTAAATAATAGGTATATAATGAAGGGTGCGTTAGAAAGCACTGAACTTAATAGGGTTGATAAGGCTATAGGTAAACTTGAGGGTGTTAGTTTATTTATAGATGAGTGTAAAGATTCATCCCTTAGGTACCTACTTAATAAGATTAGACAATACGTTATAACTAAAGACGTTAAGTTTGTACTTGTAGACTACCTACAACTTGTTAAGGGTAGTGGAACATCTAGAGAGCAAGAGGTGGCTATGGTGGCTCGTGAGCTAAAAAATCTAGCTAAGGAATTGAATATAACAATAGTAGCTTTATCTCAACTTAGTAGAGGTGTAG